ACATATTCGTGGACGACAAGCCAGTTGCATCGTGCTGCTGCTTCGGCGATGACTTCACGCCAATCAGATTGCACATACAACGTCTGCGACATGACTGCGCAATCGTACCCACCTGACTTGGCTGCGGTCAGACCGTCACCGACACGGAAGTCGATGCCAGGGTAGGACGCTTTTGCTTTGCGGATCGCAGCCGACGAGATGTCGTATGCGACAACCCTTCTACCGCGCAACGCCATCAGATGTGTTTGTGTACCTTTACCGCAACCGATATCCAGTATCGAACCAAACGAGAACGCCGACATGACTGTTGAGAGCAGCCGGTAACTGATTGGCCGTAGATCTGACTGATACCACGAATCAAACTCCTCTGATTCTTCGGCGTTGTACATCGCATCAAAGTCGGTATGCGGGAACAGATAGTGATGATACTTAGCCATCAGTCCCAACTGAGATTGATTCGGCGTTGCAGATCCCACTGACCTGCGTCAAGTCGTGCGTTGCGAAGTTTGAACAACTCCATGTTCGCTCGGAAGCTCTCACGATTCTTGTCAAACAGCGACGGATCCGACAGCAGCGTGGACGAGTTGTCGTGATAGACCAGCGCATCAGACTTGACAATCTTCTTGTGCAACCGTGTTGCGCGACGCTCATAGTCGTTGTCTTCGAAGTATGCAGGATGGAATGCTTCGCAGAACAGTCCGACATCTTTGACAACTTCGGATCCGATCCAAGCACAACACCAACCAGGTTCACCCGCTAGATGTATCTCGTCTATGTCTGATTCTTTGTAGAACTTCTCTAGATGTCCGTGACCGAAGTGTGCATCTGAGTTGAGCAGAATCCAACCTGTTGCGAACGGTGTCATCTTGATTCCAAGATTCCACGATGTTGCGACACCGAGGTTCGATGGCATGTCCATGATGTATCGGTTCTGAATCTTTGTGCTGCGTGGCAGAACCAAACAGTCTTTGGCAATCCGACCGCCGTTGTCAATGATGATCAGATTCTCAACTGGATAGTCGATTGACTTGATGCACCTTTCAAGCAGGTCGTATCGGTTGAGGACAGGGATGACTATGACCGGCACCATGCGGACAACTCCTTCATTGTTGGCTTCCAATACTGTTCAAATACTTGATCGGCTCCGTACCCTAGGGCATGGGTGATCGCGTCCTGAGAACGGCTCCTAGGCGCGTTATAGGCCGCCTTGAGAGCGTTCACGATGTCAGGCACGTTCGGTGTGAAGAACCATGACTTCTGTGCCGCATCCCACCACGGCTGGCCTTCGACGGTCCAGCCGTCACCGACCAGTTCAGGTTGTGCTGTGAAGTTGCTGACGATCACTCGACACCCGCAAGCCTGCGCTTCAATGACAGGAATGCCGAAGCCTTCACCCATCGAGCAGGCCAACAGAACATCGGACGCCGTGTACATCGCAGCCATCACATTCTGTGGCAACGAATGACGATACGCATACTGATCGACAACCTTGTACTTGTCCTTCGATACACCGACCGCATCCAACAATGTCGGCAAACTAATCCCAGCCATCGCACCATCAGGTTCCGTGTACAGATACAGCACAGCATCAGGATGATCCTTTGCGAAGATTGAGAACGCAAGAATGTTCTCAGCCCAAGCCTTCCGCGCAGGTTGCGAACCTTTGTTGGTCGCGACCATAGACACAACGAATCGGTCTTCTTCCCAACCCATGAACTCTCGTCCAGTCATCTTCTTACCGTTTGCCAACGTCACCGACTCAGTCGGTTTGAACACCGGCTCGATTGCGTGAGGAACATACAAGTATTCAATACCTGCCGCCTCCAACATTCGTGAACCAAACTTTGACATTGCGATCGGTCGCACGTTCTCACGCGCACACCAAGCCAACACTTCTGGTGGCGTTGGCTGATGATCAATCGGAACCCATGACGCAATGTTCTTCAAAGTTTTCAACGAGTCAGACTTCAACACCCAAGTGTCGAAGAGTGTGATGAGCAGTGTCGGCGTTGATGGATCTTGGTTCGCCCATTCCATTGTGTGCGCGACAACTACATCGTCGGAGTATGCAGCCAATCCTTGTGGATAGATTTTGAATCCGTTCCAAGTTGATGCCGCGCCTGCGAGGCCGTACATCGCGTGGACTGCTACTTGGTGGTCTTCTTTCGCGAGCCTTTGGATGACTTGCGCGGTTTGCTGTCCGTATCCTGTGGCAGCCCAAGGTGCGTTGGAATACCAGACGATTCTGAGTCGGTCGGGATTGGTAGGTCGGACACTTCCAACAAGTGCGCTACGCCCGCTCGGAGCAAACGCTCCGCTAAATACCCTGGCATCTCCACTGGGACGCCCTTCACGATTACGGTTTGCCACATGATCCTCCTAAGAATAGTGCAGATATAGAGAAAGTCCACGGCCAACCCTGCACGAAATGGCCGTGGACTTAATCCTAGTCACAGTCCTTGCGGACTGTCATGTCTTGTTTTCGGTTGCGCTAATTAAGCAGCGTTACCGATGAAGTGTTTGACATGTGTTGTTTGTGGCAAGTTACCGTCAACACGCATTGTTGCGCGGAAGGTAATCAGGTCAGTGCTGAAAGCAAAATCGTCTGAACGATCTAACTTGATTCCACCGACGCTACGAACAAAGTACGAAGGAAGGTGTCCGAAGATTACCGACTTCGCGCTAAGTGCTGTGTCTGCCATACCTGGGTTCTCGAATACTGGGTATCCAAGAAGCAGATCTTGTGCGTCTGCGCTGAGTGCTGGTTGGAACACATAGTTGCCTGCTGTGTCCTTGAGCTTGCGCATTGCACCGATTGACTTTGCATTCATCTGGAAGCCTGCACCAGCCAAACGACGACCGGCTGTGTCTACCGAGTAGACCAAGTCAATCAAGTTGTCTGCTGTGAATGCACCAGTTACACCCGTTCCGCCAGTTACGCCGACAGATGAAGCCACGACGATACCTTTTGGTTGGTTTGATCCTGTGCCAGTTGTCAGTGAAGCGTTAACACGCACACCGAGTTCGTTGCCGGTCTGATCAGCCAAGAAGCGCAAGATGTCCACGCCTGAATCTTCGACCAACTCTCGTGAGAGTTGAACGAGGAACGAGAACTTGTATGCACCCAAAGTGATGAATGAGTTGAATACTGGATCCGATTCTGCGATTGCTGTGCCTTCGCCAACGATTGCCGCTGTCGAGTATTGAGCAAGTGATGGAATCTGAAGGTTTTCGCCTGATGCTGTGTTCAAGACTGTTGAAGTCTGGAGCATTGGACCAACCGTACGAGCAAGCATGATTACTTGGTCATAGAACGATGTTGGAACTGGTGAACCAGTCGAAGTCTTTACAACGTCACGCTTTTCAAACATGTGTGAACGGATCTCGCCTTTTGCCATCGAACGAATTACATCGTTGTCGTTGCGCTCTGCGCGTGGAGCGTCAGCGACAGGACGAACCTGGTCTGCGATCTCGCGTGTTGCTGCATCCAAACGAAGTTCACGGGCCTCATCGGCGCGGAGCTTCTCGATTGTTGCTGTGCGCTCATCAAGTTCTTTGCTGATGCGCTCGTATGTCTGAGTCTCTTCTGCTGACAAGTCACGCTTCTCAGCGGTTGCAACATCAAGAATCTTCTTTGCGGCTTCCCACGCTGTTGCGCGTTGTGCCATTTGTTGGTCAATAAATTGTTTCATGATTACTCCATGATTGGTTAAGTTGTGGTGCGCAGGAAGTTGTCTTCCGATCGTAGCGGGACGCTTACCAATCTCTAGCCGTAGCGGAACGCTTACCGGCAGACGTAACTCTAGACGATGTCTAGATGTTTTTCAACAGTTCAAGATGCTTCGCCATCAAGTTCACTGACGAAGGAACTTTGGCTGGTTCGGCACGAAGTTTGCTGACCGCACCCGACAACAGATCAGCCGACTCATCTGACAGAGTGCCACCCGCTTCAAGGACTGTGATCGCTTCAGCGAGTTTGTCAACGTCAACACCTGTGCGCTCGGCAAGAATGTCCAACGAAAGAACAGAAGCCGAAGTTGCGGTGTAGGCAGGGAAGCCTGTCACGACCGACACTTCATGCAAACGCACCTGACGCAGTTCACGACTCATCCCATCATCCGACCATTTGTCTCCACCAGACGGAACTGAGAAGCCGAACGACATCGAGTCAACATCGCCGCGCTTCATCAACACGGACAGGTCACGGCCAACAGTTGTGTCAGGAAGATCTGCTTCAACGAGCAAACCTTTTGAATCTTCTTGCAATCGCAAAGTCTTTGACCTTGTCGAAGCAAGCAACATTGATGAATCATGATTCATGTACATCTTGATCGGCATGCGACTCTTCAAAGATTTTTTGAATGCACCTTGCGCGATTCGCTCGATGAATGGCAACGGTTCGGAATCAGAGTTGAAGACTGCTGCATAACCTGTGAATGACATTCCGTCACCTGTTGGTCCTTCGCGTAGTTCGAAGTCGTTGATCTGAATGCGGCGTGTCTCTAATGATTCGCTCATGCCGTCAATCATAACAACATTCACGGGCAGAGTTCTAGAGGAGCGCGGATGATCTTTTGGAAGCAGATCGTTGTCGGTGATGTACGCAGGATTCTCTGGACGGCCGTTGCGAAGAAGATACAAGTATGCGTTCACCCGCGCATACGCCCACTGATTACGACTAACACCTGGACGATGCGAAGTCGAGTATGCACCGGCACCGCGACGGAACACGGTGCGCAACATGCCGACAGTTGCCCGCTTCCAAGACGGATCCGCACCATCAAGTTTGTCGTTGTGTTCAGTGACCTTGTTCTTCAAACCGTCTTCAATCGCTTGAGTCAACTCGATAGTCCCAGACCCAGCAGGAGCCTCCGCTGAACCTTTCGGATTCTTGTCCGAACCTGTGATCTGATCCTTCGGCGGAGCTGGTGCGCGTTCAGATTTGATTGCCTCAGACTTTGACTCGAACCAGTTTCTTGCCGGCTGAGGATTCAACGGATTGATTCCCCACAGATAATGCGCAACCGCACCAGCACCAGGGAACTCGTCGTTGCTTGCATCAGAGTTCTTTGGTGCTTGAAGATCTACTGCGTGTCTTTGCGCCCACGCATTCGCTCGCACAACTTTGTCTTCGCTGACTTGACCTCGTGCCAAGTCTCGTGCCTCACGAACGGTTCGATCGACCAGCCCTTCACCCGCAAGACCTTGACCGTAGTAGTCGAGTCCTTTACGCGCAGCGGTGCGAATGTAGACAGGAACTTCAAGATTGACTTGACGATCTTCTTCATCTTCTTCTTCATGTGGTTGCCAAGCATTGCAATAGAATCCGCCGTCAACATAAGCATCCCATCTTTCACACCAAGCCTTGAGGTTGTCTCCTTCGCCTTGCACATTTGTTTCGTCGTAGAAGTAACAGTTCCCGCAAGCACGACCTTCAGGAACATCTGGTGACAACGCCGGACGATAGTTGTCAGGCAACGCACGTTCGCCACCAGGTTCCATATCTTCGGCGATAGATACCGCAACCATCTGATCAATCGCATCTTGTTTTGTTGTGTGACAGCCGATGACTTCGCCATCTTCTTTGACGGTTGCCCAACCAGAACAATCTGGTGACTTGTCGGTAATGAAGTAAGGCATCAGACCAACAACAATACCTCAGCATCATCGTCCAAGATGCTGAAAGTTATTGTCCCGACTGCTTGCGCTTGCATTCCGTTCAAGGTTGTTGACGCGACCGCGTAGCGTCGTTTCGGTTGGATGACTGGTATCTCGACTACAGGTTCGGGAACTGGTTCAATTTTCTTGCGTCGTGGTGCAGCGTATTGTCTGCCGCCAACAGGTGTCGGTTCTGGTTCAGGTTCTGGTGGTGTTGGGATTGAGTTTACGGTTGCGACAAGTCCGCCAAGGTCTGCTGATGCGACCGCGTTTTGTTCAACCGCTGTGATCGCCGAAGCAGCAAGACCGCCAAGGTCAGCCGATGCGGTTGCAGGTAGCACGACAGTTGCAGTCGCCGAACTGGCAAGTCCGCCGAGTTGTGATTCGGCTGTTGCTTCGGTTGTGACGATTACTTCTGCAACTTCAGCAATGAGTTCGCCGAGGTCGGCTGATGCGGAAGCGAAGTGTGTGACAGTCGCAGTCGCAGTCGCAGACATTGCACCAAGCGACGCCGCACCTGTGGCAACTGTTATGAACTGCCCGCCATCAAGAACATTCGTGCCGTCAAGTTGGCTTGAGTCGAGTATGAATGCGACACCACCATCTAGACCGAATGCGGTGTCATCAAGTGTTGATGGCCCGTCGAGCGTGAACCTGATCACCGCCATAGCGGTACTAACTTGCGACTGTTAAGGACGCACTGAGATTCCCAGATGAGATCGTGTAAGTGTCACCAGCGGTGTAGGCGTTGCCTGTGATCGTGCCTGAGAACAAGAAGTTGCCTACGGTCAGAGAATCCCATGCGCTGAAGTGTGTTGCATCTTGCGAACCTGCGATGTTCGTCCACGAGATATCTGCGTCAGATGCGATCGCACCGACAGAAGCAGCAGCGAACGACACCGACTTGCGTGTCGTTTCGGTCGCAGCATTCGC